CATTAGAAATCACGAAATTGTTTATGAGTAAGGCGGTGAAAAAATGATAAATAGAGTAACACTGATCGGCAGACTCACCAAGAAAGCAGAACTGAAATCAACACCAAACGGAAAGAGTGTCTGCAATTTCACCCTCGCAGTGCAGAGGGACAAAGACAACACAGATTTCATCTATTGTACTTCTTGGGGTAAGACCGCAGAAGTCCTCGCACAGTACACCGACAAGGGGTCTCTTGTGGGCGTAGACGGGCGAATTCAGGTGAGGTCGTATGATAGCAATGGCACGACAAAATATGCAACAGAAGTCATTTGTGACGGTCTGACTTTATGTGATAGCAAACCAAAAGAAGAAGGGAACAAACCTGTTGAAGTGGTCAATCCATTCCCTTCAATAAACGAGGAAGAACTGCCTTTCTAGGCATTCTTTGAGAGAGTGAGGACTACTTAACCCCTGTCTCATTGTGGCATAAAAATTCTCCTTACCCTCGTTCTCACTCTCTCTCTTGTTATGGACTTATACAATCAATTATTAGAACTATCACAGAAATTAGACCGCACACTTCACAACATCCCGAAAGTGTCTAGGGACTACGCAGAGGCACAGAGGGAATACAGAACCATCCTTGCTGAGACTGTCCTGAGGTTGGAAAACGAGGGCAGACCTGTCACGAACCTTCAAATCATTGCAAGAGGAAAGAAGGAAGTGGCACGGGCAAAGGTAAGAGAAATCACAACAGAGGCACTCTACAAGGCGACTCTTGAGGCAATAAATGTCTACAAATTACAGGTCAGAATCCTGTCCGAACAATTAGGAAGGGAGTGGTCGAATGACTGAATCAATCATCAGCAATGATCGTGTGTGTTTCAGGTGTGGGACTACTCAGAACCTTCACAAACATCACATTGTGGGTTCTCGGTTCAGGAACAAGTCCGAACAATACGGACTGTGGGTTTATCTGTGTGCCTCTTGTCACGTTACAGGCAACGAGGCGGTGCATTCTGCGAGGGGAATACCTTATTCCAATTACCTCAGGAAAATCGCACAGGAACGATTTGAGATGGTCTACGGGCACGACAAGTGGATGAAGGAATTCAAGAGGAATTGGTTATGATAAATAATTCAAAGTACAGACTCGAAATGGACTTCTCCTCAATGTATGACGACAAGAACCATCCTTCGGACATTGACCTGTTCTTTCTAGGAAAAGACGAGGAAGGCAACGACATCCTCATTCTAGGGGAACGGAAATGGAGAAGAAAAGGACTGATCTACAACGGGCAGAAGAACCTACTCGAGGAATTCGCAAGACGATACAAGAACCCTTGCATCATCCTACACATCACACACAACGAATGCTATCAGAACGGGGACAACACCATCAGCATTGCTGATTGCAAGGTCGAGGAATATTACTATTCACCGATTAACGAATGGGTAATTCCGAAGTATTACACGACAGTCAAGGAAGTCATTGACAAGTACAGGAGATAAGTATGGCAGAAAGAAGAATGTTTGCAAAAACCATAGTATTGTCGGATGCGTTCCTTGATATGCCTCTAGGAGCAAGATGCCTGTATATGACAATGGGAATGCTTGCTGACGATGACGGGTTCGTCAATAACCCGAAGTCGATTATGAGACAATCAGGAGCAACGACAGACGACTTGAGAATACTGATTGAAAAGAAATTTATCATTCCGTTTGAATCGGGAGTCATAGTGATCAAGCATTGGAGAATTAACAACTATCTGCAAAAAGACCGATACCAAGAGACGAAATACATCGAGGAAAAGGCACAATTGCAGATAGACGAAAAGGGTGCTTACACCTCGAATGTATACACAGATTATGTATACACAGGTAAGGATAGGATAGGTAAGGATAGGATAGGTAATAAGTATATAGCACCAACACTCGAAGAAATTCAGGCATATTGCAAGCAGAGAAACAACAATGTTGATGCACAACGATTCTATGACTACTACACTCGGAACGATTGGAAAGACAGTAAAGGAAACAAAGTGAAGAATTGGAAACAGAAGGTCATCACTTGGGAAAAGCACGACTCTGCACCTGTTAAAACCGATGACTACAAACCAATGACAGAGGACAAAATGTCCGATGAATTTAGAAAGCATTTAGAGGAAGACGGATGGTAAAAAAGAACATTGTCAGCAAATTTGCAAATGAATTATATGATGCACGATTGAAACTATTCGGAAAAGAGAATGCAGAGAAATGGTACAGGGAACGTGCTGAGTATTACAAGGAAATGAAGAAACAGGCAGAAGGGAAAGAATTCAGGAATATGTCCGAATTCATAAGGTGGAGAAATGGCAACAAAACAAGTATCATCACTGAAAATATGGAAAATCACTGACATTGTCGGTGACACTATCCTGATCAATTGGGATGATATATCCTACATCAGGACAGACGGAAAAGACACACTCAAAATCAAATTCAAGAACAACAATGGTGAATATCACTTCGACCACATACCACAGGAAGAAATGGAGAAAATCACATCATTGTAAAAAAGAGGATTTCGGGAAATGGCAATATTAAGGAATTACACGAACACTCTTCTCGACCTGAGATCGTGCGAACAACGTTATCAATACCTCAGGGAGAAAAGAGAAGTCTACTATGTAAAATACCTCGGGCGGAAATCACCGAATTATGAGGGATTGGGTGTTTCCCGAAATTGGGGGATTGATGGAATGAGTGTGTTCCTTGATCTAGTGACGAAACGCAACCCTAAAACGGGGTTATCACTAGACGAGGAAATCGAGAAATTGACAAGTGAAATGTCGTCTCTCAGCAAACTGTTAAAGGATATGGGGAAGAACCTCAAGAGGATGAAAGGCATTGAATATCAATTGTATTCGACAGTCGTCATTGACGGGTTACAGATAACCAAAGCAGTGCAGAGAGTGGCAGAGGACAATTTTATGTCTGAACAGAATATATGGCAGACATACTATCCAAGAATAAAAGAGGAACTGACAAAATTGGAGAAATAAAGAAATGGAAATCAAAGTGGAGACTGATGACATATACAGATATGGTTTCGTTGATGCTTGTCTATTGGGGTTTACGAGAGGAAATCCTAGAGCATCAAAAAGGGAAATAATAGATGCGTTAGGATTGAGTGAAACCGCACTAGGTATTCATTTAAACGGAATCAAGACTGCGATGACCATTAGGACAACAACAAGACCGCACAAAGGCAGAGGAAGGAGAGAAATACTGTATGAAATCAAGTGAAGTGAAAGACATTCTGATGGAGATGCTTGATCACAAGTGCGACAGAAAGTATCTCGGCAAGAGAGAGAAAGAGGCAATCAGAATAGCATTGTCCTGTGTTGAGACAATGGACAAATTAAAGAACGAATGGATGTCTCAATGGTGGAATGAATACGAGGTGAGAGGATGATTAAATTCTTATTAGGAGTCATTGTGGGAATGGTGATATGCTATGTCACACTGTACCTGATCGTGAAGAAACACAGGAAGGAGAGCAAATGAACTTGGCAATAACAGTGATTCTGTGGACACTCGCAATTCTGTTTATTGCAGTGACAATAGCGATGATAATTTACCTCATTGTCTATATAGGAGATTTATTTGAATGAAAGACAATAAGGCAATTCCTGTCGAGTGGTTATGCAGAAAATACCTTGATATAACCAAGAAGAATTGGTCGGCAGTAATATGCTTGATCGTGAATAAAATCATACATACGTGGGAGAAAGAAAATGAGAAAGAAGAAAGAACTAACTCCTAATTATGAAATTATGTTTAACTCAGCAGTAAGTATGCTTCAAAATGTTCACACAGAATTAACTCAAGTTCAAAGAGAAATATTTGAGTTTGAACATAGAGGTTGGTTTAATCAAGACGGCTATTATATCGTAACATTTATTGGCGAGGGTTATGGAGAAGAATTGGCTAAAAAAGAACAGCATTTAGCAGAACAATTACGGTATTGCGTAGAAGAGGTAAATAGGTTGAGAAAACTTAAAGACGAGGAGAAAGAAAATGAGGGAGAAACTGATTAACATTAACGAACTCGAACCCGATGCCGAATACAGTGATTATGTCGGAGACTTCACCGCATATTCAATATTCCAAATTGAACGTGCATTTGAAGTCGAGGCGATCACAATCGAGTGGATTGAGAACTTCCTTGATGAACACGGAAACCTGTCTGTTGAGGAAATGTTGGAGAAGTGGAAGGGAGAAAGAAAATGATAACTGAATATGATGTTGGTGAAATAATATATCTGCCTTACAGAATAAAAGGCATACAAATTTCACAAGACAAAAAAATTATGTATGTATTAGAGGCATTATTTCCATTTAAGACGGAATATACACAACAGGAAAACATTATAGGCTATGGGATTAGAAATGGCGATATTGATTGGGGAAAAAGAAAATGAAAAAAGCGGTAATAGTGATTGATATGCCGGAAAACTGTTATGAGTGTCCTTGCTTTATGAACGAAGGTTGGAGATGTCAGTGTAGGCTGGATATTAACGAGGAAGTTCACGACGGAAGACCAACTTGGTGTCCGTTAAGACCATTACCGGAAAAGTGGGAAATACAACCATATAACAGTCAGTCGAGGATTGATTGGAAGATTGGATATAACAACTGTCTTGATGACATACAGGGAATTGAGGATGAACAAGAACGGGCAAATAAATGGTGGGCAGAACATTCAAGTCGCTTTGACTGATGAGGGCATACCTATCATTCGGTGGAAGAAAACCACATTGACAAAGGAAGAACTTGAGGAACTGCGGAAAGACGATGCCTTTGCTGAGTATATGCAGAAGTGCATTCAGGAAGAATTTGAAAGAAGGATGAGGAAATGTCTGTCGACACCGAAATCAAATTCAGAACGATAAGAGGTAAGTATGTTCCTGTCACCAAGAAGAAGGCACTGAAAATCGCAAGGAGACTGTATCGAATATCGAGAGGAGAATACAGAACAGAACTGATCAACAGGCGATTCATCGGGATAGAATTCACTTGGGAACAATTGTATAAGTCTTGAGTGAAATTATAGTAGACCATAGTATAAAATGGTAGTGTGAAGAGGTACGCAAGAGGGAGCAATGTGTATCTCTTTTCTTATGTATAAGAGTATAAAACAATTTTACAAATCGAGAGAGTGGCAGACCTGTCGTGATAATTATTATCGATACAGGAGAGGACTGTGTGAGAGGTGTCTTGCTAAAGGCATTGTGAGTGTGGGTGAAGAAGTACATCACAAAGTAAGACTGACACTAGGGAACATCAATGATGAGAACATCACAGTGAACTTCAACAACCTTGAACTGTTGTGTAGAAACTGTCACATTGATGAGCACAGAGACGACAGGCGAAGTGAGAAACGTTACAGTGTGAATGCTGACGGGTCGATAACCCCCCATCGTTGAGTGAAAATCGGTGGGATGGTGGAAAGACCGTCTTCGTGAGTCAGGAAAAACCGCCTAAATAGAACGTTTTCGTTTTTGGATGAAAGGAAGTGAAACGAATTGCCGAAGGTACGCAATACCTATGATGAATTGATGGCACTTGCAGAGAGATATGGTGTCGATGACAATGCTTTATTCATCGCAAGTGCTGAACAGTACGCAATACAGAGTGAAGTCATCAAGGGAATTCGTGATGCACTCGCAGAAGAGGACTCTTTGATGACTACAAAGGAATATATCAAGGGCAGATTGAACGTATATTCAAATCCTCTGATCAAGGAACTGCCTAAAATCAACGACTCAGCAAATCGACTCCTGAATACGATGCTAGACATCATTTTGAAACTAGGGCACGAGAAAACCGACACAGTATCACGATTAGAGAGTCTGATGAATGAATAACTATTTGTTGGAATACTATCAGGCAATAAAAGACGGGACTGTCATCGTTGGACAGTGGGTCAGGATGTGGTATGAGCAAATTATGAAGGGACTTGAAAACAAGTCCTTTTATTTCGACAAGAAGAAACGGAATAAGGCGGTCACGTACATCGAGACATTCTGTCATCACCACGAGGGGTCACTTGCTCCTCAATTGCTGAAATTGGAATTGTGGCAGAAAGCATTGGTGTCTGTCATATTCGGCATACTAGACAACAAGGGCAACAGGCAATTCAGAGAGGTTGTCGTTGTCATTGGCAGAAAGAACGGAAAGACCTTGTTGCGGTCTGCAATTCGGTCTTATATGGCATTCCTTGATGGTGAGTATGGTGCGAGGATTTACTTCGTTGCTCCGAAATTGGAACAGGCGAACCTCTGCTACAACGCACTGTTCGAGATGATCAAGAAAGAACCTGACCTTGAAAGACTGTCCCGTAAAAGAAGGACTGACATCTACATCGAGTCCACCAATACCACGATTAAACCAATTCGGTTCAACTACCGCAAAAGTGATGGATTAAATCCATCCTGTGTCATTTGTGATGAACTCTCATCTTGGGTTGGGGATGGTGGACTCAAACAGTATGAAGTGTTAAAGTCGGCACTCGGTTCTCGAAAACAACCTCTCATTGTGAACATAAGCACTTCGGGTTATGTGGATGAAAGTATTTTTGATGAACTGATCAGAAGGTCAACACGGGTCATCAACGGGGACTCAAGAGAGAGCAGACTTGCACCTTTCCTGTATATGATTGATGACATCGAGAAATGGAACGACATCAACGAATTGCAGAAGTCAAATCCAAACCTCGGAATTAGTGTGTCAGTCGACTACTTGCTCGATGAAATCGCAATTGCTGAGGGTTCACTCTCAAAGAAGATGGAATTCCTCACAAAATACTGCAACATCAAACAGAACTCTTCACAGGCTTGGTTGCCTACACAGGATATTCTGAAATGTTGCGGTGAGCACAAAGACCTCGAAGAATTCCGAGGTTCTTATTGTGTTATCGGCATAGACCTGTCAAGAACACAGGACTTGACCTCTGCGGTCTGTGTCATTGAAAGAGACGGGGAATTGTACGTGTTCGCAAGAATGTGGTTGCCTTCCGAAAGCATTGAAGAGGCATCCATCAGGGACAATCTCCCGTACAAAATATATGTTCAAAAAGGTTTCCTGTACCCGTCAGGAGACCAAATAATCGATTATAACGACTGTTTTAATTGGTGCAAGGAATTGGTCGAAAAATATCGTTTGTACCCTCAGATGATAGGTTATGACCGATACAACGCAACGTACCTCACGAACCAATTGAAAGAGTATGGTTTCCACGTTGATGATGTGGTTCAGGGGTTCAATTTATCACCTGTCATCACAGAATTGAGTGGTCTGATCAAAGGGGGCAAGGTGCACATTATGGACAACGACCTGATGAAAGTCCATTTGCTAGACACTGCCCTCAAATACAGTGCAGAAAAAGAAAGGTGCAGAATTGTCAAACTAACATCATCATCACACATTGACGGAGTCGCATCCTTATTGTGTGCGATGACTGTCCGTCAGAAATGGTGGGGAGAATTCGGTGCACGTTTGAAGAACGAGAGGAGAGGATAAAATGGGACTCTTTGATTGGTTATTTCCTGAGGAAGATAGACCAAAACAGGAAAAACTCCCCGTCAGTGAATTCCGAATGCTGACAGGGTACAAACCTGTATTCCGTGATTATTACGGGAGAATATATGAGAACGCACTGATCAGAAGTGCAATTGAGAGCAAGGCAAGACATATCTCAAAACTGAAAGTCGAATTCAGAGGCGAGGCACAACAGAAAGTCAAGAACCGACTCAAATTCTATCCGAATGAGTGGATGACTTGGAGTCAATTCCTCGCACGTTGTTCAACCATCCTCGATTGCACCAATAACCTGTTCATCGTTCCTGTATATAACAACAAATTGGAAATTGTCGGACTGTTCCCGATTCTTCCTGAAAGAGTGGAATTAGTCGAGGACAAGAAAAAGACACTGTGGATTCGTTACACCTTTGCAAACGGGCAGAGGGGAGCAATTGAATTCTCCAAGTGTGCCTATATGGTCAAACATCAGTATGAGAATGACTTCTTCGGTTCTAACAACAGAGTGTTAAGACCGACACTTGACCTGATCTCCGTTGAAGAACAGGCAGTGAAAGAGGCGGTGACCAATTCCACGACAATCCGATTCATTGCACAGGCAAACAACTTTATCAGTCCTGAGGACTTGGCGTTGGAAAGACAGAGGTTCACTGAGTACAACCTCAAGGGTGACTCAACAGAAATGTTGTTATTCCCGTATCAATACAAGGACATCAAACAGGTGGATGTGAAACCATACACCCTCGACTCCGAAATGGTCGAAAAGGTGAAAGACAATGTCTTTGATTACTTCGGAACGAATGAGGACATCATTCAGGGCAAGGCATCGAATGACAAATTGGATGCCTATTTTAATGCTCAGATTGAACCATTTGCAATTGCCCTGTCCGAGTGCCTGTCAAAAATGATCTACACGGACTTAGAGAGATCTTATGACAATCACGTTTATGTTGCATCGAACCGACTGCAATATATGACAGTCAGTGAGAAAGTCAATATGGCACAACAACTCAGTGACAGAGGCATCCTGACAATCAACGAAATAAGGGAACTGTTCAATTATGACCCTATCCCGAACGGGGATGTCGCAGTCATAAGAGGTGAATACTACACAGTGAATGAAAAGGTGGGTGAAAACAATGGAACTCAAGAAAATTGAAAATGGCAGAGAATATCGTGACTTGAGGTTGGATGTTGTCGAAAACGATGACGAATACAGAGTCGAGGGATTCGCAACAACCTACAACGAGGAATATCCTCTGTATAAATATAGAAACGATAAGGACTACATAATCGAAGTCAGAGAACAGGTCGACAGAAACGCATTCGACAATGCTGACCTGAGTGATGTCATTATGCAGTACAACCACGAGGGAAGAGTGTTCGCACGTATCAGCAACAACACCCTCAAATTAGACAAGAGCAACGAAAGAGGGCTGTTCGTTGATGCCTATTTAGGCGGTACAGAAATCGGCAGACAGTTATACGAAGAAATCAAGGGTGGCTATACATCCAAGATGTCATTCGGGTTCATCGTTGACAAAGACAAATTAGAAAAAGTACAGGAAACTCCTGACGGGGAAGTATGGTTAAGAACCATCACCGACATCAAGAAAGTATTTGATGTCAGTGCAGTGTCCTTGCCTCGGAATGACTTCACTGCTATTTCTCGGAGAGCATTTGCAGACGGAGTGATCGCAGATGTTGAGGCGGAGAGACTGAACCGAGAAAAACAGGAAGAAAGAGAGAGAAGGATGCACGACCTCGAACAGAGAATCCTGAGACTAATAGAAGGAGAAAAGTAATGGAAGAATTACGTAATAGTCAGGCTTATATTGATATGTATGCAAAATATATCAAGACAGGCAAAGACAAAGAAATTCGAGCATTCTTGAAAAGTCACGAAAAGGAATTTCGTGTTGACTCACCTGGACCTGGACCTGGACCTTTTCCACCAGTGCCTACATCATCAGGTGGTGTTTTAACCGAAAACGCATTAGAGGGTGGACAGATTCCTGTTCCTGAATTTGTGTATGACACAGTCAAGACTGCTTGGGAAGATAGTGAACTCCTCAAATATGTCCGCAAATTGTATGTCAAAGGCAATTTAAAAGTCGGATTTGAAGTATTTGCAACAGGTGCAGACATTCATTATGAAGGAGATGGAGAGATTCCTGAAGAACTACTCGCAATCGGAGTCGTTGAACTCATCCCTCAAATGGTCAAGAAATACGTGATGTTAAGTGACGAATTAGAGGCATTGGCATCCCGTGATTTCCTGATGTATGTGTACGATGAATTAACACATCAGATCGCACTGAAACTCGAAACTGAAATAATCAGTGCAATCGTAAATCAGCCTGTTGGTGTAGAGGTTCCTGAAGTCGTCAATTATGGAACAAACCCGAAACCTGAGACAATCGCAATGTCACTGTCAAGATTATGTGCAGAGGCAAAGAACCCTGTCGCAATTATGAACAGAGGCACTTGGGGGGAATTCAAGAAAGCACAGTATGAGGCGAATTATCCGATTGATGTATTTGAGAAATTAACAGTCATTTTCAGTGATGTTTTATCACCATTCGCTGATGCAGATGTTAATGAACCATACCTCATTGTCGGAGACTTCGAAAACGGATTCCTGATGAACTATCCTGAGGGAGACGAAATCAGAATCAAGAGAGACGACATCACATTAGCAACTCAGGACTTAGTCCGTTATGTTGGCAGAGTCTATTGTGCAATGGGTGTCATCGCATCAAGACACTTTGTCGCAGTCACAAAGACAAGTGATGAAGGTGATTCATCAGGCGGTGGTGGAATTACACCTCAAGGCAAAATAACCATAACAGAAAACGGGACTGATATAGATGTAGCACAGTATCGGACAGCAGACGTTGATGTTAGTCGGACTGTTAATTTTGATGGGGAACTAACACTCGTAAACAATTTAGATAGTGGAGCAGTAGTATTTGGATATGTCGGTGAAGATGGGACATTTAAAGAGAATACTACAATTTCCCCAAGTGCTAGTAAGACAATAAAGGTACCAACTCGGACAAACGACAATATCACTGGTATAAAATGTTTAATTTTGTTAAATGTTTCTGCACAAGTACCAGAATATACGATTACTCCAAGTTCAATGTGCTATGTTAAATATACGTGGGATACTAGCAATTATATTCCTGTGTATGTAATGACGTATGGCAGTTCTACCCTAACATCAGCAACGCTTACATTTACAACAAAACATTAAATTAGGGGGTAATTATGAAACCTAACGAATTACTCGAAGAACTCCGCACCGAAAACAGTGACCTCGATGCAATCGAAAAGAAAGTCACTGAATTAGAGGAGCAGAGAGCACTCGAAGAAAAGGAAATTGAAGAAAGAAAGAAACAGGTCGAGGAAGTCCTCGATGTTAAAAACACACTTGAGACATTTGAGAAAGAAGAGGTAAGAAAGACAATGTCACTTGAAGAATTAAGAAATTCAAAAGAATACATCAACGCATTCGCAGACTATGTCAAGACAGGTGACGACAGAGAATGCAGAGCATTATTAACTGAAAATGCACCTGAGGTTGGCACAATTCCTGTTCCTGGATTCGTTTACGACATCGTCAAGACAAATTGGGAACGTTCCGAACTGTTCGGTTTAGTCCGCAAGTCATATATCAAGGGCAACCTGAAAGTCGGTGTTGAAACCGCACGGACAGGTGCAGAAGTACACAATGAGGGAGACGACCCGATTGATGAGGAAGAATTAACAATTCAGACTGTGAACTTAGTACCTGTAATGTATAAGAAATGGATTTCCATTTCAGACGAATTATATGCAATGAGTGAAGAATTCCTGAGATACATCTACGATGAAATCACTTATAGAATCATCAAGGCAGTCGAGGATGGCATCATCACCAAGATCACAGGTGCATCATCACCATTCGCAAAGGCAATCGCATTTGACACAAGTGCAGTCAACACTATCTTAAAGGCAATGGGCGAAACCAAGTCAAACAACTTAGTCGTTGCACTGAACAGAAAGACTTGGTCAACTGTTATGAGTGCACAGGTCGGTGCAAATTATTCATTTGACCCGTTCTTCGGTATGAGAGCAATCATCACTGACAGTGTTGCTGATGACAAGGCAATCATCGGTGACTTCGAGAATGGTTTCCTCGTCAACTTACCTGAAGGCGAAGATGTCAAACTGAAATTCGATGACCTGACACTTGCAACAAGTGACCTGATCAGAGTAATCGGTCGTCTGTATGTTGCAATGGACATCGTGAACACCAATATGTTCGCAGTCGCAACATTAGCATCTGCATAAGAGACACTATGATAGCATTAAATGATGTCAAAACTGCATTGAGGATTACAACCAACGATTTCGATGGTGAAATCACTTCATTGATGAATGCCTGTACTCGTGATTTAGAAATTCGGGGAGTCAATATTGTGGATGATGAACTGATTGACATTGCGGTGATAACCTATGTCAAAATGAGGTTCGGAAATCCTGATAATTATGACAAACTGAAACGTTCTTATGATGAGCAAAAGGCACAATTATCAATGGCGACAGGTTTCACGACTTGGAGTTAGAAAATGGATAGGTCGGACATCATTTATCTTGTAGAGTACAATCAAGAGCAAGACAGTCTCGGCATTTGGCATAAGAACATCATCAAGAACAAAGTGTTCTGTCAAGTCGTCTCAGTCAATCAAACGGAATGGTATGAGGGTTCACGTAAAGGTTTGAACCCTCAATATCGTTTCACTGTTTTCCGTTATGATTACAACGGACAGGAACGGGTTGAGTACAACGGGGAAGTATATGCGATATACAGGACTTACGTTGACAGAAACGAGACGATAGACCTTTACACCGAACTCAAGAAGGGTGTTCCTATTGGTCAAATCATACCGCCTACACCTGAACTTCAATAATGGCAAAACGCAAAATTAAGGGCATAGACATCGGTCTTGAAATCGGCAAAATCCTGAAAGACTACGAAGGCGAAATCGAGAGGGAAGTCGCACTCTCCTCTTGGGAAGTCGGTGAAACAGTCGTTCAGGCATTGCAGACCTCATCCGATACACCTAAAATGACGGGCGAATATGCGAGGGGATGGCGATATGATAAAGTCACATCGTCTTATGGACTCGTTCACGTTACAGTCTACAACGAGACAAAACCTCAATTAACTCACCTCTTGGAATTCGGTCACGAATTAAGGCGAGGGGGTCGTAAAGTGGGCGATGTCAAGGCATTCTCACATATTCTCTCACGGAGAAATCTTGCTGAGAAATTACTGATGAAGAAGATAGAGGAGCAATTAAAATGACATATCAAGATGTGGCAAATATGATTGAAGATTTCGGGATTCCATTTGCTTATTTCTCTTTCCCGAATGACCAAGCACCGCCTCTCCCATATTGTGTCTATTATTACCCTGACCGAGACGATATGATCGCAGACAATGAGAATTATGTCAAAATTGAGGCACTCAACATTGAACTCTACACAGAAGTCAAAGACCTGACACTCGAAGAAAGAATCGAGGCAATCCTCAAGGCAAACAAAATAGTATTTGATAGAACGGAATCGTTCATCAATTCAGAAAATATGTACCAAATTTTATATGAAAGTGAGGTTCTTATAAATGGCGAATAAGGTCAAATTCGGTCTGTCTAATGTCTATTATGCAGTCTTAACTGAGACCATCAATCCACAGACAGGTGTTGTCACTGAGACATACGGGACTCCTGTTCCAATCAAGGGTGCAGTCAACCTGTCACTGAATCAGTCAGGCGAACAGACAACATTCCGTGCTGACAACCTCGATTACTTCGTCACATATTCAAACAACGGATATGAAGGCGACTTCGAGTGTGCATTGATTCCTGATTCATTCCTGACTGATGTTATGGGATATGCGTTAGATCAGAACGAAGTCTTATATGAAGTCAACAATGCAGTGCCTAAGGCATTCGCACTGTTATTCCAATTCGAGGGTGATGAAAAGGCACGCAGACACGTTCTGTATAACTGCAAGGCATCAAGACCTCGGGTGGCATCACAGACCACAGACACAACCATCACACCTGTCACTGAGACATTAAGTATCAAGGCAAGTGCTCGACTGAGTGACGGAGTCGTTAAGGCATCAACCAAATTAGACGACACCGCATCCGCACAGTACACAGGATGGTTCACTGCGGTTTACGTACCATCAGTTTAAAACATCAAGAATGAGGGTGAGCAATCACCCTTTTTCTTTTTAAGGAGATTAAATGGAAAGAATAATCAAAATCGGAAACAAGGAAATCGGTATGAAGGCAACCGCAAACACACCGAAGAGATACAGAAACGCATTCAATAAAGACCTGATCAGTGAAATGCAGAAATTGTTCTTGCATTTAGACACCAAGACAGGAGCATTCAAAGAAGGTGCAAACCTCGAAGTCGTTGAAAACCTCGCATATATAATGGCGAAACAGTACGACAACGAAATCGGCACTCAGGATGAATGGATGGACAATTTCGGAGTCACTGACTTATATTTCGCAATGCCTTTGATTTTAGGGTTATGGGGTGACTCACAGGAAACATTGTCCACACCCTCGAAAAAAGACTAGACCAACAGACAGAGAATTCAACACAGGTCTGTATTTGCTCAGGTGCTCAGAATTGGGACTGTCTGATGATGATATGGAGTGCATCACTTATGGGATGGTCTTGGATATGCTGACGGAAAGAGCAAATGACCAGTGTGAATATAAACAACTCGCAACACAAGATGACTTCAATTCGTTTTAAGGGGGGATAATATGGCAAACACCAAAATAAGAGGTATCACAATCGAAATCAGTGCGGACACCAATCCCCTGATTCAAGACTTTAAAAAGGTGTCAGGGTCACTGAAAGACACTGAGAAATACCTCGGAGACATCAACAAATTATTAAAATTCAATCCTCAGGATGTAAACCTGTTAAATGAAAAACAGAAGGCATTGGCAGAGGCGGTCTCTTTAACCACGAACAAATTGAGTGACCTCAGGAAAGTCTATGAGACACTTCCAAAAGGCGAAAACGGGGAACTGACCGAAGAGCAGAAGAAACTGCAACAGGAAATCAATGTCACACAGGGCACTCTTGAAAAGTACAAAAAACAAGTCCGTGAAGTCACCGCAGAACTCGACTCAATGGGCAAGGAAACTGACCAAGTCGAGAAGGAAACGAAAGAACGGGGAGAAGAGACCAAGACATTCGGTGAACTGCTGAAAGCAAACCTCACACGGGATGCAATCAAGGGACTCGCAACAGGCATTGTAAATCTTGGAAAGCAAATGTTTGAAATGGGCAAAGAGACTCGGGCATACGCAGACAACGTGATGCAACTGTCTACTCAGTACGGACTGACCACAGACAAAATCCAAGAATTTCAGTATATGTCCGAATTGACGGACACCTCACTCGAAACCATCACAGGGTCAATGACCAAACTGACCAAAAATATGCAGACCGCAACGAAAGGAACGGGCGATGCGTATGCTCGGTTTGAGAAATTAGGCATCTCTGTGACCGATACAGAGGGCAATTTAAGGTCAACCGATGAAGTATTCGCAGAGGCGATTTCACGGCTTGGAAACGTTGAAAATGCGACAGAGAGGGATGCCCTCGCAATGAACATCTTCGGAAAGTCTGCAATGGACTTGAACCCTCTGATCGCAGTGGGTCGGGAAGGACTCGCAGACTATCGGGCAGAGGCACACGAAATGGGTTATGTCCTCGACACCGACACCCTCGAATCATTGGGTGCAGTGGATGATGCAATGCAGAGAGCAAACAAACGGATTGATGCAG